GAAATAGATGTTAAGAAAGTTGCTGAAAGAGGAGGCTTAACTGAAGAAGAAGCTAAAGAATGCGTAAAAGTTGCTGAAGATGTATATAGGGAAGCTGAAAAAAATGAGCCTGAAATAAGTAAAGATTTAATTAATAGTGTAGAACAAGTTAATGGGAAAATGTATGGCTTAGATTTTAGAATGAAGCAACCTACAAGTTTAGCTGGTAAAATTGGTGATGATGCTAAGCAAGGTGGAATATCTTTTGAAATGGCTGGTAAAGATATTAAAGATGCTGTTAGATACACTATGATATTAGATGAGGATAATTTTGTTAATAGTTATAATAAAATTAAGAATGGATTAGAAGCTAAAGGATATAAAGAAGTTAGGCTTAAAAACTTCTATCAAATGTATCAAGATGGGGAAGCTCAGCAAAAAGCTATTCAATGCGTTTATCAAAATAGTAATGGATATGTTTTTGAATTACAATTTCACACTAACAATTCTCAAGGTGCTAAGGAATTAAATCATCCTTTATATGAAGAATGGAGAAATGCTTCAACATCTCAAAAGAGAAAAGAAGAATTAGAAAGAAAAATGATAAATATAGGAAAGAATGTTAGAAATCCAAAGAATATTATGTCTATAAAATCACATAAATAGTTGCAATTGTCGAAGCAATAGATATAATAGTAAGTTGGAGGGGAGGATAGATGAAAGAGAAGTATTATGTATATGTTAGCTCAAATGGTGAACTAGGAAGAGCTGCAAAAAGAACAAGTGATGGCAAATACTATGGATGGGAAAATGGCAAATGGGTAGAAATGCCGGGCTTGAAGAAAATGGAATTTGATATTACTAATTTTGAAGAAGTTAGTAAAGAACAAGTAGAAGGAATAATCAAATCTAAAAAATAAAAAGAGTGCAATTTGCACTTTTTTTTATTATGTAGTATAATCGTGCTAGGTGATAAGCCTTATCAAATCACTCGAGTTCGTGGCTCGTAAAACTAACGATAGGAGGAGATATTAAATGCGTGAATTTCTAAAAGAGCAAGGATTAGAAGATGAAAAAGTCGAAAGTATAATGGCTGAGTATGGGAAAAAGATAGAAAGTTTTAAAGCTGAGATTGATGCTGTTAATAATCAATTACAAGAATATAAAACTAATGAAGAGAAAAGTACGAAGCAACTAGAAAAATATAAAAGCCAAATAGATGACTTAAATAAATCACTTGAAGAAAAGGATAAATCTTTAGAAAGTTTGCAAGATGTAACAAATGAAAACTATGATTTAAAAGCTCAAATACAAATGACTGATGCTAATGTTAAAAAAGAATTTAGTAAATTTGTTGCGAATGAAGTTAAAGAAATGGTAAATGAGGATACTGATTTTACCAAAGCACTAGCTAGTTACAAGAAAGAAAATCCTCAATATTTTGGGGATACAGTAATTAAGAAGGTGCAAACGTCACCAAATCTATCTAATGGGGGACAAAAAGAAGTTACTACTAGCGATATTATGAATAATTTATTGCGTGGTAATAGATAGGGAATTTTTTAAAAAAGAAAAGGAGATTTAAAAGAATGAGTTATTCAACGACTACAATTGCGACTGATAATGCTGAAGCACTATTAGAAGAACAAGTTGTAAAAGAAATTTTTAAAGATGTTGAACGTGAAAGTAAAGCACTTTCATTATTTAGAAGACTACCTAATATGAGTAGTGACAAAACAAAATTAAGAGTTAGTGATGCACTTCCTTTAGTATATTTTGTAGATGAAGGAACTAATAATGGAAGAAAACAACTAACAGCAAGTGCTTGGAAGAATGTATTTATTACAGCTGAAGAACTTGCTTGTATTGTGCCAATTAAAGAAAATCTATTAAATGATGCTGATGTTGATTTATGGGCTGAAATTAAACCACAATTAACAAATGCTATTGCTAAGGCTATTGATGATGCAATATTTAATGGTACTGGAGCACCAACAAGTTGGGGTGGAGGAATTATACCAGCAATTCTATCTAAAACTAAAGGAGTAGAAAGTACAGGCCACTTATATAGTGATATTAATGATACTATGACAGCTGTTGAAAAGAGTGGTTATAATGTTAATGCACTACTTGGTGGAGTTGGCCTTAAAGGTAAATTTAGAATGATGACTGATACAACTGGACAACCATTAGCTTCAACTGAAATTGGAAATCTTAGAAGAGAATTCTTAGATAATGGTGCTTGGGATGATGATGATGCAATCCTTATAGCTGGAGATTTCAGCCAAGCTGTATATGCAATTAGACAAGATGTTACTTATAAAGTATTAGACCAAGCTGTAATTCAAGACCCTAGCACTGGTTCAATTCTTTATAACTTAGCACAAGAAGATATGGTTGCATTAAGAGTAACATTTAGAATGGGATACGCTATACCAAATCCTATTAATGCTTTAGATGGAACTGCTAATAGATATCCATTTGCTGCATTAGTACCTGAAGGCGGAGTTAGTTTATAATAATAGGAGGCATATATGGAATTTAGTGGACAATATCTAACCTATGAAGAATATAGAGGGCTAGGTGGCACTTTAGACCTTATGCCTTTTAATCTATTAGAGCTAGAAGTTAGAAATTTAGTTGATTTAAGAACTCAAAATAGACTTATTAATCAAGAAATACCTTTTAAAGTAAAAATATGTGAATATCATTTAATAGAAAAGATAAATAGTTATAAAGAAGAAATTGATAATATAAATAATATGGGAAGTGTAGCAAGTGAAAATATTGATGGCTACTCTATATCATATACATCATCTAGTCATATTAAAGAAATAATAAGTTCTAGAGATACTGAACTTAACGATATTTTATTAACTGATTTGTATGGTGTAATAGTAGATAATGAACATATTATATATAATGGTGTTAAATGATAACTAATGGAAGTTTAACTATTTATCATAAAAGCTTTGATGATAATTTAAGGCTTGAAAAATGGATTAGATATAATTACCAAAATGCGTGGTTTTTTGGTGGAAAGGGTGCTACTGAGAATAAAGGATACGACCAAGCAAATAACGTTCAGGTACGAATACCTTATAGCCAAAATGATGGGCTGGATATAAATGATTTTAGCATTGGGGATATTATTGTTAGGGGTACTCTTTCGACCGATATAGATACTCAGCAAGATTTAGATGGCTATGATATATATAATATTACTAGCATAAAAAATAATGATTTTGGTGAAAATCAACATATTCATTTAGGTGGACAATAATGGCTATTAGATTTGAGCCTAATGGTGTTATTATAGCAAGATTAGGTATTGAGCCTAATGGAAGAGTAAATAAATTTTTAACAAATACTTGTTATCGACATATGGATAAATATGTACCAATGAAAGAAGGCAATTTAAGAATAAATGCTGATATTCAAGAAAAATATATTATCTATGAAAGCCCTTATGCCGAATATCAATATTATGGGATGAGAGAAGATGGAAGTCATAAAGTTAGAAATTATACTACACCCGGTACTGGGCCATATTGGGATAATAGAATGTGGAGTGCTGAAAAAAAAGATGTTATTGAAGAAGTACAAAGCTATATTAGGAGGTAAAAGATGGCGTATGAAGATGCAAGAATAGTTAAGCTAAGAAATTATTTATTTGAAGTATTAGATGCTTTAACACTAAATAATAAATATCAAATAAATGCTGATTTCTTAGGAGTAGTAGGAGATTATTCTTTAGATAAAATACCAACTGGAAGTATAGTTCAACGATTTATAAATGGAAAAAGAAGATGCCGTGATGTTTATTCATTTAGAAGTCGTAAATCATATAGCCAAGATACTATTAATAATTTAAATAATATAGGTTTTTTTGAAGAGTTTGAGAAAACAATAGAAAGTAATAATAGAAAAGGTATATTGCCTAATATAGATGGGATAGAAAGTATAGAGTGCTTAAATTGTGGCACTTTAAATAATGCTAATGGAACCGAAGCTATATTTGATATTCAAATACAAATTATATATATTGAAGGTAATAATGAGGAGGATGTAAGCCTATGAAATATAAAGCAATAAAAGATTGTGTTATAAATGGAGTTGCATATGCTGAAGGTGATGAAATGGAAATTGCTTCAGTAGAGCAACTTGT